TTTGTTCAGTTAGAGTTCTGGTTTAGTATTAATACTTTTTGGTCGGAAGCTTGAAACCGCAGGTCTATTCGTTCTCATTTACAACCTCTTGAGGGTTTGCTGCCTTTACTTCATATTCCATTTGAGCAAATATTCCATCAATTACTTCTTTTGCTTCTGCAAGGTCTTTCACATCTTGTTTAGCGAAAGCTCGTTGTAGTATCTGTGTTTTAATGTACATATCGAAGTATTCTTTTACTTCTGTTCGTGTTGCTACATCTCGTGCAAATATAAATAGTTTTGTGTTTATATCCATATTATTGTGCAGGTTGTGCAGGTGATACTGGTAATTCTGGCATTGTTGGAGCAGGTGCTGGGTCTGTTGGTGCAGAACTCATATTACTTCCCATGCCGAGTGATACTGGTGATATACCTGAACCTGATACTTCAAGAATCTTAGCAAACACTTTTGAAAGTGTTGGATCAGTTAATACTTGTGGTGCTTTTGCAGCGGTCATTAGTACATTATTCAATGATTCAAGAATTACTGCTTTGTTCTTTTGTTCTCCAGTTGTAAGAATGGTTACTTTTGGTTTCCAGTTCTTGTACTGTCCTTTTGGAATATCTAAGAATCGTTTGTCTTTTGACTTCATTAACAGGTCTTTTGTTTCTTTTACAAGCTGTGCATAATCTTCTGCATAAACAGGTTTACCTGCTAGGATAGACTCTTTCATCTTTTGGTTTGCATCATAGTTAGCAAATGAATCATCAATAGCTACTAGTTCTTCTGGTGTAAACTCTGCTGCTAGAATGTGAGCTTTGTTAAACTTCTTTAACAAATAAGGAATAATCCAATCAGTAAAGATTTCAACTAGGAAGATTCCCATTTCTTCTCTTCGGTAGTCAAACATTGACGTAGCTTCTTGATTCAAGATAGCAGTAGTTCGGTAAGCTGTACCTGATGGCATAGTTTCTCCTGTCACTGCATTGAATGTTGAAGTTGTCTTTTCTAATTGACCATCCCAAGATTGAATTAGTTGTCGGAACTCTGGTAAACTGTTAGTGATTGTGTTTACAAGTGACAAGTCACTACCTTGTGATATTTTAATGATTTGACCATTGTCTACATCAGATAGGATATTGTTTTGAATCTCTGGGTCAGTAGATTTAAAGATAAGTTTAGAACCAAGTTCCATAGCTTCTTTTTCTTTTACTACTGCATCGTTTACCCAACGCTGTGCTTCAAAGCCATCTTCTACGATACCTCTACCTAGTCGCCCATTAATCTTTTCCCAAGATAATGATTTATAAGGGAACTCATCTAAGAACTCATGGTAAAGAATCTTAGTTTGTTTCTTGTTCATTACCATGAAGAACTTTTGAATCTTAAAGTCATATTCACTACCTCCGTCTGGTGATAATGATTCAGGCATCCAAGCTGTTACTTCTAACACTTCAAGTTTTCCATCTTCTGATTTGCGAGCAAGGTTGATACAATCTGTTACGTGTTCCCATATTCCCTCCTTTTCTGCTAATTCTGAATCGTTTAGATAATGTTTTTCAATTACACAATCTGTTGGATTACTTGGATCTACAATTACGTTACGCCAGTCCACCACTTCAATCTCAATTTCTTCTTCTTCACCCTCCTCTTGTTCGATACAACGTTTAACTAATACCTCACCATACTTTGAACGGGTAGCACCCATTATGTTTAGTGTCTTTGCATAGTTAGATTGTTTCATCCAGTTGTAAACTTCTTTCTGTAATAAGAAAGACATGGGCATAAACTGTGGTTCATCTGCTACAATCTGAATATCTTTTGTATCTATATCAGTTGCACGTGTTGCTACGTTTACTCTAAAGTTTACAATGTTAAAGAAAGGTTTAGCTTTACCTCGTGAGTCTTTATCTCCTGATATATACTTACTTTCAGTATAGAAAATAACCTTTCGTAAGGTATCTTTTGCATTATAGGTTAGTCCGTCAATGATTTTAACATTCCCGCTATCCCATAATTCCATTTTATTTTTAATATATTTTGTAATGTCCATATAAAAAAGGGAAATAGCCATTAAGCTATCCCCCCGTCTTTCGGTGAAGAATTATTTGTTTGATAAAACTATCTTTTGTGATTTGTGTACTAGATACGTATCATACTTGCCTGTTTGGTCAGTACTTATCTCTATTTTACCATATGGAGGCAAATTTCGCAACAATAAGATTATTTCTTTTTCATTTTTTGTTAGTTCCATATTATTCTGTGTAGTCTTTTGCAAGACGATGACGAGTAATCATTCGTTCCATTAACTTTTCTTTCTCATATCTTTTCGGTGCAAGTGATGTAAATGCGTATCTAACTGCATCAAGTGCGTGGTCTAACCCTCCCTCTGGTTCATTTAGTATCTTACCTAGTTTATCTGTTGCCCATAGATAGTTACGATACTCTTTAATTAAATTACCTGAACGCTTTGTAACTGATATACGCTGTTGTTGTACATATTGTATACCTTGATTGATTGAACCTGCACCTTTTACAGCAGGCATTATGTTTATTCCGTATAATCTAATCTCATCAATACTTTTAGGCTCTGCACTATCTGCTATAACCATTACAGGTGTAAAGTTTTTAATAAAGCACATATTCTTGCAGGAGAATTTACAGCAGAAGAACTAGTTGCTATTGATGATTCATTTGCCAACTATGATGCTAACCAAAAGGTTAAAGAATCTATCCTATCAGGAACACCAGTTTATGCAGAAGATTATGCAAAACTTGTAAACGATACTAAGGAACTATTAAAGAAAACAAAAGATAAACGATTCTTAGATATTCCAAAAGGACAATACAAGAATTGGAAACCTAAAGTAACTATCTTAACAACAGGTGAACAAAAGAATAAAGCGGTTATCCTTGAATCATTAAACAATGTACTTATGACTGCTGCTAAAGCACCACAAGTATTAACAGATCCAACACTGTCTAAAGTATTTGCTAAGATACTAGAGGTATCAGGTTCAGGTATATCACCTATATCACTTGGTATGGGGCAAACTATTACACAGACACAATCAGAACCTACTGATGTAGCACAACCAAGTCAAGTAGCACCACCTGAATTAACAGCACAACCTACTCAATAATATGGAAACAGTAAAACGATTTGTAAATGACAAACATATGCTTAATGACGTACAGAACGCAGTAATAGATATATTAGAAAAAGAAATCGTACTACAAGCATATCAAGGTAATGATGTTGCACCATTTGCAAAAGCAAAAGGAGTATTAGTTAAAGCACTAGGACAGTTAGAGAATGAATACGGAGTCAAGAAAAAAATTGATAAAGTAGACCATTCAGAATAAACATACAGGTTATCTTTCCTGCCAAAAAAGTTATTATTATGAGTATCGTCTCTTTAAAAACGTTTAAAAAAACTTTATCATTATGGAATTACAAAATGAATATCTAAACGAAGATGTCGTATTAGAGGAAGAAGAGTTAGAAACATCAGATATTAGTGAAGATTCAGAATCGGCAGATGATGATTCAATAACTGTATCAAAATCGGAACTTAATAAACTAAAGCGTAAAGCTATTGCTTATGACGTTGCGAAGACTAAGACACAGGAAACTAAACCTGAACAAAAACAAGTAATTAATAATAACACTAATAACAGCGTACCCTCAATTGAGGAAACAGTTTTGAAAGCTCAAGGAATTGAAGAAGAAGAAATTGATATGCTTAAAAAGATTGCTCAAGTATCTGGTACATCATTAATTGATGCACAGAAAGATACAATGTTCAAACTCTGGAAAGAGAAACAAGAACAAGAGCAGAGATCTAAACGAGCTTCAATGGGAACTTCAAAAGGTTCATCAGCAAAGACAGAGAAAGGATTTAATACTCCTGGACTATCAGAGACAGAGTTTAAAGAAATGTGGAAACAAAAAATGGGTCGCTAAATAATATATGGCACTAGGAACAGACAATTTTACACAGGCTGACTTAGATGTATCAATTCCAGAAATTTACGGACAGAAAATCAACGATTACTTCCGATACGCTTTGGACTTGGCTACATTCTTCGTAGACCGATCAGATGAATTAGCAGAAGGAGGAGACACAATTTACACTCCAAACCTTTCAGCTCTTTCTGTAAACACAAAGACAAATCAAGCACAAGTTACTCTTTCATCTCCAACATATACTCGCCAGACTTTGGTAGTATCTACTTGGAAAGAAGCTTCATTTGTTATTGAAGACCGAGAAATGGCTCAACTTAAAAAATCTTACTACATGCAAGACCAAATTGCTAAAGGTGGGGCTTACGAAGTTGCACAGGAATTGGATGACGCTATTGCAGCATTGTTCTCAGGATTCTCACAATCAGTTGGTGCATCAAGTACAAACGTAGCTGACAGTAACCTTTTGGCTGCTATCGCAACTTTGGAAACTGCAGGAACACCTGGTATTTATTCAGGAGATGTAGCATTTATTCTACACCCTAATACATTCTACCGACAGATTGGTATTATCGACAAGTTTACACTATGGCAGAACACAAACAGTGAAATGCCTCGTGAAAAACGACCTACAACAATGTTGTACGGTATTCCAGTTATCGTTACACCAGCAGTACCTACAGAATCAGGTGCTAATGGACGATTAAACGTTCTTGCTCACAAAGATGCTATCCACTGGGCTCGACTATCTATGCCTGCGAAAGCAAGTAAAGGAATGGTTGGATCAGAGGGAGTACGTGTTCAGCAATCATACGTTCACGAATATCTAGGAGACTTGGTAACAATCGACCTTTGTTACGGAGTTGTAGAAAACCGAGACACTGCAGCAGTGGTTATCAAATCATCTGCAACAGTAGTTTAAGTTGTAATCTCGCCACTTTTCGTCTCAATGATGGTGGCGAGACATTGAGACTGTAACTTACAAGACTAATTAAATAATTATATGAGTACACAAGTAGGAAGACTAGCTAAAAATAGAATAGTCAAAGGAATGGGTGGAAATATCATTGACTGGTTCAATGAAGAAGAAGGAGGTTGGATTGTTCAGAAAGGTTCAATCGTAAACCAAGTAGCTTGGGATAAACACGTACAAAAAGAACAGGATAAAATTGAAGCTGCGAAAGCAGTAGGAATGGCTAAGGTACGAGAGGACTACCCAGAACAATCACCACATCAAATAAAGAAAGTGGAAGAACTAGAAGAAAAAGTAACTGCTATGGATGATAAGTTGAATCAAATCCTAAAAGCATTATCTAAATAGTATGAGTGTATTCTTTCTACCATCAGCCTATGACGGATGTTATTACTATCGTGGGTATCTACCAGGAGTATACAGTGGAATGGGAGTAGTTGAATCATATCAATCAAAAGGATTCGATACAGATGAATTGCAAAAAAGATGTAAAGAAGCTGATACAATAGTATTTCAACGACCTAATGACGCTACAAAGTCAGAACTAGCAGTATTACTAAAACAATCAGGAAAGAAAATAGTATTTGATAATGACGATAGTTATTTACCAGATAAAGGAGTACCACTTGTAATGCTACCAACAGAAAGACAGAAAGAGATAGCAGTACAAATGAATGATAATCTGTATAAAGTCATAGGAGTGTCAGATCTTGTTATCGCTTCAACTGAATTTCTTGCAGATGAATATAGAAAAGTACATAACAATGTTCTCGTTAGTAAGAATTGTATAGACCCGAAAGACGAATATAAACCTAAAAAGAATGATACAGGTAAACATAGAATTGGCTTTATCGGTAGTGTTACAACTAATGACGACTATATCCATATTAAAGACCAGATAAAGAAACTAGCGGAACGTGACGATATAACTATTGTAGTATTTGGGGTAAAAAGTGGTAATGGACAAGTACATGGTGCTATGAAAGAAGATTTGCTATTCTGGGAAAGCTTACCAAATATAGAATGGCAATCATTCGTACCTATAAACGAGTATTACTATACGATAAACAAACTTAGACTTGATTTAATGGTTATACCAAGAAAAGATAGTTACTTTAATCGCTGTAAAAGTAATTTAAAGTTCTTAGAAGCGTCTTTACTTAGAATACCAGTTATAGCACAAGGTTTTGAAGACGGACTATCTCCATATCAAGTGAATAAAGAAGATATGGAACATATGGTTATTGTCATAGATAACAGTACATGGTATGATAAAATAGTAGAGTTATTACAAGACGAAAATAGACGTATTCAAATGGCTGAAAAAGCACACGATTATGTCTTACTTAATTACAATATTAAAGACCACGCACCTAAACTGCGTGAGATAATAGAAAATATATGAACAGAACAATTTTAATCAATGACGAGAAAGCGTTAGAAATCTATAATGATATTATCGCATTACAAGCAGAGGCAAATCCACATATTGATCGTTGGAGTGAAATCGAAGAAAAGAAAATAGAATTAAAACAACCTTTTGAAGATTATAAAAACGAAGTAGTTGAGGAAGAAAAAGCCATCAAGGAAACACTTGACGCAATCAACCAAAAAGCTGATTCACTTAAACAAAAGTTAGCACCTTTCTTAAAAGACGAGGTTGAACCTCAGTTAGCTGATACAGAAGAATTTGAAAACATTGAAGTTATTGAAGGACAGCTCTATGCTAATATTTACGATGCAGTAGAAAGATTCAAAGATTCTTTTATTACAAAAAGACTTGAACAAAAAGTTGCAAGTAGTGCTGAATAATGATATAATAGTAACATAATCAACCGAAAGACGGGGATTGCTTAATTGCTTTCCCTGTTTTTTTATTACACATGACATTCAATAACACAACAACAAAAGACGGTATTTTACAGGACTGTGAGTTCTGGCTTTTTGCTGGCAACTACGGACAAATTACTAGTGATACAAACTTATTAAATACATTTACATCATTAACTAATCGTGCGTTAGATAGTGTCGTGATAAGTATATTTGAATCAGACAATCGGTGGGAGTTTGATGATACTAGCTATTCTGATTATCCTATTGCAACTACTAACCTAGTAACATCACAAAGAGACTACGTACTATCAGTATCACACCTTAAAGTTACACGTGTAGAGGCTAAGGATGAACAAGGAAACTGGATAAAACTTAAACCCATTGACCTTGTAGATATAGGGCAGGCACGTGACGAGTTCATGAAAGAAGATGCTACACCTATGTACTATGACAAGATTGCCAACTCAGTATTCCTGTACCCAGCACCAAACTATGATTCAGAGGGGGGGCTAAGAGTGTATTACCAGCGAGAGCCTAACTACTTTTTATCAACAGATACAGACAAAGAAGCAGGTTTTGCTAGTATATTACACCGATTAATTCCATTAAAGGCGTGTTATGACTTTGCCATCGCAAATAACCTAACAGACAAGATTACAACACTAAGTAATGAGATTACTAAAAAAGAACTTGAGCTAAAGAAGTTCTATGGTCGCAGAAATAAAGACGAGATACTCAAAATACAAACAAGAGTAACCTCAACAGAATAATATGGCTACATGGGATCCACAAGAAAAAGTAGGAATACTTCCACCATCAAGTGGTTGGGACTATGACGAGAATTTACTAGAATATGAAAGTGACGAAGATCCAGAAACATCAGCTTCTGTAAAGTATGATGGAATGGGAGAAACGACAACTTGGACTAACGAAGATGAAACTATATGAGTATAAACTATCCAAACTCAATCGACACGCTATTAAACCCTATCGGAACAGATAAGGTTAGTAATGCTGTCGCAGGTTTAATACATTCAACACAACACTCAAATGCAAATGATGCTATTGAGGCTCTTGAAGCTAAGGTAGGCGTAGATGGTTCAGCAGTAACTACATCACATGATTATAAATTGTCAGAAGTTACTTCAACAGATAAAGCAGTAGGAAAGATTGCTACACAAACACTTACAAATAAAACATTAGTTAGACCAAAGATTACAACATCTATTGACGATTCTAATGGGAATGAAGTTATTAAAATACCAGCTACAACATCAGCAGTAAATGAAATTACTGTAACAAATTCTGCAGCAGGGAATGATGTCAGTGTGTCAGCTACAGGTGATGATACGAATATTTCATTGAGTATCACACCAAAGGGGACGGGTTCAATTAAATTAGGTAATGCAAATCTAAAGGTTCCTAATGTAGACGGATCAAACAATCAGATTATTAAAACAGATGGTACAGGACAACTTTCATTTGCTTCAATATCAACTATTACGGGGCAGCCATGGACACTAAACGCCAAGTTTATATTTAGTGATTGGTTGGCAAACTTATATACAGATAATGTTACCTATATATGTAAAAGCACAACAATTTTAAAAGTAGCGGGTGAGGCATATAGACCACAAACACGTGATGTAACAGCTGATTGGGCATCGGCACAAAATGTTTACTGCGCTGTTATTATTGGAAATTACCTTTATGTATTGATGTACGATGCAAGTACAAACCAACGTGTATATAGATATGACCCTACAAACTTGTCGGCGGGTGGAACACTAATGACATTCTCAGGTGGTTCACTAGGAACAACAAACGGAACATTAATGTCTAGTGATGGAACAAACTTTTACTTTAGTTCAGATGGAGGAAATTCAGCAAACACTTACG